CCTGCAGCTTCTTCGTAGTGGTAACCTTAAACGTTTTACCAAATAATCCCTGAAGCACCAACTCATGTGTTTGAGTACCATCCAAAGTTCCTGTCGTTCCATACCGATACTTTGCCTCCGTCGCTTTGTTCATAATATTCATAAGTGATTTAGACTTAAAGCCATGGCACTCATCGCCAACAACCATACCAAACTGCTGATACCAATCTTTTGGTAACTTATAAATTGACTGCCATGTACTAATACATATTGCTTGACTGAAAGTTTTATCTTTACCTGAGTATATTCTATGTATAGCTTTTTCGCTACAGCCGTACTGAACAAAGTCATTATGCATTTGCTCAACCAAAGACGTAGTCGGTACAATAACAAGCACTCTGCCGGCTTCAGGATATCGCAATCCATCAGTTAACATTTGTAGCCAATACTGTGCTAATACGTAAATGATAAGAGACTTACCACTACCTGTTGGCGATAACAAAATACCACGAGTTCTGTGTAATGCTTCCATGATTGCAATAAACTGATAATCGCGTGGATCAAAAGGAAGATTCAATGTTTTAATAAATTGAACTACTGCTTTTGGATCTGGCCTTTGTTCTTCTAAAGGTGTACCATACTTTGTTTTGACTAGCTCATAATTATATCCGCGGCTTTCAATATACTTTACTAAGTGGTGAATAAGACCAGCTGGCAACTCTCCAGTATTTGTATCAAACAATCGTATCTTGCCATCCCAGATTCTACGCTTAAACGCAGGCATCCATTGGTAACCCGGAACAAAGAACGAAAAGAATTCTTTTATCTCAGCCGCTTGACCAAAGTCGCATTCCACATGTAGATTGGCATGGTTTAAGCGCCGGACTCGAATTGCTTCCATTTAATGATATTTCCTATTGTCTGATGTCTCCAATTTAAGTTAGAGACAATCTCATTAAGCGTTTCAACTAGTGTTTTGTAATATTGTATTTTTTCTTCTGACTTCTGAATTTCAGGATCTGAATCATAATAGTAATCCATATCACCTTTCATTACTTTTAAGCCATTGAATGGATCAGGATCCCAACCGAGTTCTTTTACGGTTTCCATATCCATTTTGCCGTTGTACCATTCCCACTTTTGTTTTAGCAATGTCTTTTGCGTAAACTCTGCCCGTTTAAGCAGAAGCTTACAATTAGCCAGCTTTTCAAGATATTTGGCGTGGAGAAGTGGAGTTTTACGTGAGTCTTCGTCAAGCTGCATAGTAAGTTTACTATCTTCTGACCAATCGGTCAGGACATCTTTCAAGTCAATCATAATATATCTCCGTCATATAGAATTATCTATACAAGGTCAAAGTTAATAAATCTAAACGTCATGGTGCATGTTAAAAATTCAGTACCGCTTCCAGTAGCTTCGAATGATATTCCACCAAGGCTTGTAGGCGTACATTCATTGTATCTAATAGATTTTGCCTTATTGTTTTGACTGTTTAGTATTGTTAGTGTAATATCTGCGGTGGATGGTGCGACACCAGCTTTACGATCTAATGGTCCTGTTAAAGGTTGATCAATTAACCTTTTCATCCAGTCATGCATTTCAGTATAAGCTTTCATGTCTTCATCAAGTATGATTGACATTGAAATATCTGAAAAGTCTAAAGTACCACCGGGCAATGGAATATTACGCACTTTCCTAAATGGCATTTCGCTTGGCGCCATTGACATATCTGGGTGCTGAAAAGTCTGACAGAAGAACTCAAGGTTTGGATAGTTCTCTCTGTCAATAACTACTTTAAAGCCTGTCGGCATCAAGTAGTTCATATTGTTTGTAAGTTCTGCCATAATAGTTTCCTTATATAGCCTTATTTATACAAAGAAAAAGGCCCCCTCCGAAGAGGGGACCAGTTCTACAATACAGTCTGTATCGCTATCTATTATTAACCTACTATGTGAGGAGGTTGTTGATAGCTGAGATACGATAGTAGCTGTTTGTACGATCTGAAGCAAGACCGTTATCAGGTGTGCTTGATACGTATGGGTTTGATACCATGCCGTAACGAGTCTTGAAGCCGATCCGTGGCTGGAAGTCTTCCTCACCTACGGCTTTGACCATTGTCAAAGGAACGTATGGGCAATAGAAGAGACCTGCATCGTATGGGTTTGTACCCTTATATCCAACAGTGATATAATCACGAGTTGAGTATGGGTCAATGTAAACCTTCATGCGACCGTTCAGAGTACCGGCGAATGTGTTGCCTGTATCGTCTACGTTCAGGTTAGCAGCAAGAGCTGGTGTGTAGTCCAACATGCCAGCAGCGTTAAGAGCTGCAGCTACATCAGATGAACACATCACAAAGTTACCTTTGCCACGACGTGTCTCTTTTGCAATTGTGTTAGCCTCACGCTCGATCTGCATGATCATGCCTTTGTACTTCTCAACTGACCAGCGACCGTCTGCATCTGTTGACAAGTCAAAGATACCAAGTGTCTGGTTAGATGTTTGGCGTGAACCGATCTTAGCTTGACGGTTAACTGTACGAACAACCTCACGGTTGATTTCAGCCAAGATTTCAGTTGACAAGATGTTTGCCAATTCTGTCTCAGCGTCCAGTCCGTGGATTGCTTTAAGGTCTTGAGCAAGCTCGAGTGTGTAGTTAGCCCGCAGTGCGCGTGACTTAGCTGTTACTGTTGCTTTTTCGATTGTGAAGCCCATTGGAGCAATAGTTTCGTTAGAACCTACGCCTAGGAGTTCAGCTTCTGCAGTTGTGTAAGCATCGCCTGCATAAGGTACGTATGATCCGCCTGAATCAACGATTGAAGAATCGCCATCAGTATCGGATACACCAGTCAAGCCAGATGGGCCTGCTGCGCCGTTTGCAGTTGTTGCTGAGTCGCCTGAGTAACCGACTGGAGCTTCGTTGAAGAGAGCTTCGTCGCCACTTGCTACGCCGGCTTTTGTCTTCTGGAAGGTTGACTTCATTGCGAAGATCAAGCCTGTTGGACCAGTCATAGGCTGAACACCACAGATGTCATAAGCAACGAGGTTAGGCATTGCGCGACGTACGAGTGCGATTAGTACTGGGTTCCAGTTTGCAGCAGATGCTACGTTAGTTGTTTCGGAAAGCATGCCTTCTTCTTTAAGTGCGTGCTCTTGGTTTTCCAGAACAGCAGCTGTTACTGCTTTCCGGTGGCTGTCTTGAATGACTCCAGCAGACTCAGACTCGAGTACTGGTGCCCATTTTTCGACGAGCCGATCATAGGAAATTACGTTATGCATTTCTATTTGCTCCCTTAGGATTTAGTTTGTCTTTTAATGGCACTCAGATATTGGCCCATGACATCAGATGTTTCTACTTCCGCATCGAAAGTTTCATCAATCTGTGTGGCATCGACTTCGGATCCTGCCGCTTCATTTTTGAAGTATGATTCTTTTACAGTTGCTACCTTTTCAGCGAAGTTATCGCCAAAATCGATATCAGCTACAAGAGATTTTAACTTCTCGACCTGAGTCTCAGCAAGGTCTTTTGACGCTTCGCGGATAACCGCATCACGCTTAAAGCTTTCTAATTCTTCGGTCATTTCGATGATTTTGCCAGTTGACGCGTTCAGGGACCCTTCGAGTTCCTCAACTTCGCCAGCAAGCTCATCAACTAGGTCGACTTTAGACTCTGGTACTTCGATATAAGATTCTACGAACAAGTCTTTCAGACTGCCCATAAACTTCTCTGCGATCTCTGTACGAAGGCCAGCTTGAACAGCTACCTTGTTGTCTTCCATCCACTGCTCAACTACATAGTTAAGATAGGAATCTACCTTTTCTACAAGCTCAGCTTTGGTTGTTGATACTTCTTCAGCTAATTCTTCGTTGTACTTAGCTTCTAAACGATCAATTTCTTCTGAGAGCTTAGACTTAATAGCAGCTTCAAAAATTGTAGATGCTTTGCCTTTAAACTCATCTGAAAGAGTTGCCTCTTCAGATACCAATGCATTAAGATCATCTTCGAAGTTAGCTTCATAAGTGACTTCAGCACGTGGTGCTTCGTCGATCATGTCGCCATCATCGTCCATGTCTTCTTTATGCATCATTTCAGAATGCTTGCCATACATAGCTTGGAGAGATTTCTTATCCATCTTTCCCATGTTATGCATCATCGCAGCCATAAGAGCCGCTTTGGTTTTTGGCATAGGGTCTTGTGTTGATTGATCGCCTTTACGCTTTGGTGCATTACCAGAAGCGTCTGCAGCTGCGTCAGAAGTTTTTACTGAATCAGCTTCGTGATCGTCCATTTCAGACATTTTCTTTTTGCCATGTTTCATTTCCATGATTTCCTCGTCGTCATCATGGAGGTCAACATCTTGATTTTCATCAGTCATTTTATTGACTCCTCTAACTAATTTTTGAGTAACGAGAGGAAATTCTTGAACTCACGAACTTGTACCTCATAGAGATCTTTTCGTGGAGCTTTCTTGATTTCAGTCTCCATTTTTTCAATAGCTTGCGGTTCCAATATACCGTTATGCCATACCCAGTCGACACCTTCCATAACTCCATTAACAAAAGCAGACGGTGCAGATGGATCTTGTACAATATCAATTGCATTGAGCATAAAGTCGTCTTTGACGACCATTGCAGTACCATTGTTTTGCAAACTTCCCATACCACGAGTCGATACGCCCAGCTGAACACCACCATCGAGTAGACCTTTAACAATCATTCCCATTGGAGTTTCCAAAACTGTGGCTTTGCCCATAACATCGTTGCCCTCAAACTTGAGTTCTTCGATCTTATGAGAAACTTTATCTAGATTAACGGTCGGTCCTTCAGGGTGATTTAGTTCACCTACCGCGCGACCTTTGGAAACTTGCATATCGTTGTATTTACCAACAGCTTTTTCCATAATGCCTTTCGGATATATTCGACCGTTACGATTCTTTTGTTCGGCTTGTGCAAATACACCTTCAATTACGTACTTTTTCTTACCGCTTTTCTCTTCGGTAATAATATTGTACCCAATTTGATGATCTGTAAATTCTGAAATTAGTTTCATTTTACACACGCCTTTTGTAACATTAGTATTATTTATATGATTTTAATTTTCTAGACTGGAGCACCTTCTACTTCCAAATCTTCTTTATCATCCTCATCGTCGTCTTCGCTATCGTCTTCCAGATCAGGATCTTCCACATTATCATCATCATCAGATACGTCTTCGTCATCTTCCATATCGTCTTCATCTTCTTCGTCTCCGTTAAAGATTACACCAGATACTTTGATGCGTTCTTGATCCATTACGTCGCTAAGTTTGACCGAAATGGCTTGCCCAAAAATTTCATTTGCTTTGTTGTAATCTTTAGCAAGTGCAGCATCAACAAGATCTGCCAAAGGATTAACTTCGACTTCTGGCTCTTGTACTGCGGTTTCTAGTTCACTCATTGTCTTCATCTCCATCTTGAGCTTGCGCTGGTTCTTGATCACCAAGCTTCATGTTATCAATATCATCATCGGTAAAGTGTAGCACATTCTTTTGTACCCACTCTTTAGAAAAGTATTCACCAATATAGTCACGCATCGCGTCAAGTGTTTGGATTCTTTCTCTTAACAATTCTGAGTCTTTTAATTCAGTAAAGTGGTTGTCACGTGCAAAATCAATAACAATATGATTCCGCATCTTTGACCAATCATCTTCTGTAATAACACCCTTTAAAGTTAATTGTATCTTCAGAATACCAAGGAATAGGTAACCGAAGCGTGTGCGTAATCTATCTATGTACTTTTGAAACTTAAGTTCGTCACGGCTAATCTCTGTGGCTCGGCCAAGAGAGAACTGCTGTTCTTGTTCCAAACGATTCATTGGAACATTAAGTGAACGATAAAGCTTCTTTTGGAAATAGAGTATGTCTTCGATTTGTCCAAGGTTGTCACCACCAGGGAGCGTCGAGATCTCCGTACCTTTACCACCTTCTCGCCTTGGCAGCCAAAAGTCTTCAAGTAACGACTGATGTTTTCTGTCATCCTTGATTTCTCCTGTGCTAGCGTCATAAACGAGCTTGTTACGATACCGAGTCATAATGTCTTTCATATATTGTTCGGCTTTACCGCGTGGTAAGTTACCAACATCAATATAGAAGATACGACGTTCTGGTGCACGTGCCAAACGATAGATGACCAAAGAGTCTTCCATCATTCTTAACTGGTTGATTGGCTTTAGTGCTTTATGTAAGTACGATAATACTTTCTGCCGTTTTTCATCAAGCAAACCAGAAGTAATATAAGAAACAGAATCAAGGCTTAACTTGACTCCACTTGATTGTGCACCCGGCTTTTCTTCATAAATGAAATATTCATCTACCTTTTTAACTAGATTAGCTCCAGTTGCAGGATCTTTTTGTTTCTTTACCTGTTTTACTTTACGAATACGAGCGGCATCAATTGGACGAATATCCTTAATGCCTGCTTTTAGATTTGATTCATCAACTACGATGTGGTGGTATAACCGGCCATCAACGTACCATCGTCTAAACATGTCGTGTCCGAGTTCGGTAAAGTTCATCATACCAATGATGCTATCGAACTCTTCTCTAATTTGTTTTTTAATTGATTCAGATGCATCTAAATTATCCATCTTAACTGAAACTGGCTCTTCGCCACCAACAATTGATTCATTGACGATGTCTTCGATTGCCATGTCTACTTCTGGGTGCATAGCCACCCCACGGTACTTCATAATTAACGCATGATTGTCTTTTGCGTCAGGACCGTCTTGATTAATATACTGACCATAGTGAGATCCAGAAGCAGTTACATAACCAGCTCCATCGTCATCTCGAGCAGGTACAATGCTTGGCGCTTTCTTAGGATCTTCCGCGGAAGCTCTTTTTATCTCAAAGCCAAATACTTTAAAGCCGTCTTGTTCTGCCATGTGAATTCCTTATTATAAAGTGGAGAGCGGATTACCCCGCTCTCCATCTATATATTATTACTGGTCAGTGGTGTTACTGGTCCAGTACTGATACTGCCATTCGATGGTAAACCTTTCGATTTGATCATCTGCATAGCTAAGTTCAATTGCTGAAACTGATGAAGGCCAAGCGTCTTTGAACGTGTAAGTCTTAATGACTCTTTCGTCACGATCAAATTGCTCAACTTTCAGATCAGCAAAATAGAGCTCTGGATTCTGCACGCCACCAGCATCAGCATGGTTAGCAATCGCATTCATCCAAACTTCCATTTGATCACGTACTTTGAACTCAGTATCGTTAATCACTGTTACTGTCCAGGGATCAAACGTTCTATCTCCGGCAACCTTTAATCGGCGACCACGGAAAGGAATCTCAATTGTTCCTACCGTTGATGCCGGAAGTTGTCCACCTTCACACATAAAAGATGCAAAGTCGATATCAAGTTCTACTCCCAAGCCACCGCGAGGATTGGCAAGGGTAATCTGGAAGAGATTACCGCGAGCACCACCGCCGGTTAGTCTGGACTTAAATTCGTCTACACTACCTAGTGCCATTTGTTAATCCTCCCTAATTAAAATGCCTGCCCAGCGATTTCCTCGAAGGAAACGCCAGTTCGGACAGCGACAAAGTTGAGTGTGATAAAGTTAATCGAGCGAGCCGGCTTAATAAGAATATTAGCAATAAACTCGTTGCGATCAATAACTGCCGCGGTGTTAACTGTTTCATCAGCTACC